AAAACATCATCAGGCGACCAAACTGCAAACTTAAAATCTATTCAAGGTGTTACTACTTGGGTATTAGATGAAGCAGAAGAACTAACAGATGAAAACACATTTGACAAAATAGATTTATCAGTAAGACAAAAGGACAAAGACAATAGGGTAATATTAATACTGAATCCTACAACAAAAGAACATTGGATATACAAACGCTTTTTTGAAGCAAAAGGAATAGAAGCAGGCCAATGCATAACAAAGCAAGATACAACCTACATACACTCAACTTATTTAGACAACATAGATAACTTAAGCAAAAGTTATTTAGAGCAAGTAGAAGCGATTAAACTACGTAGACCTGAAAAGTATAAACATCAGATTCTTGGTGGTTGGTTAGACAAAGCAGAAGGTGTAATATTTACAAATTGGACAATAGGTAAATTCCAAGAAGTAAGCACATCTGTATTCGGACAGGATTTTGGTTTTAGTTCAGACCCTACTACATTAATAGAAACGAATATAGACGCTTCTAACAAACGAATTTACATCAGGCAACACATATATCAAACAGGGTTACAAACGTCGCACATATTCAATTTAAACGCACAATTTGCAGGCGATAGATTAATAGTAGCTGATTCAGCAGAACCACGATTAATTAGTGAATTAAAATCTAAAGGCAATAATATTGTACCTACAATTAAAGGTGCAGGTAGTGTAATGTATGGAATAGCTTTGTTGCAGGATTACGATTTAATAATAGATGAAGAAAGTATAGATATAATAAAAGAACTAAATAACTACTGTTGGTTAGAACGTAAGAGTTCAACTCCTATGGATAATTACAACCACGCACTCGATGCTTTACGATATGCAGTAGCATACCAATTAGAAAATCCAAATAAGGGTAATTACTTTGTGTACTAATGACAAGTAAACGAAGCAATATACTTGACACTTTCAGTTGTAAAGAAATACTTAACAGGTGACCTACGGACAATTCATAGCTACAATACAATGCTACATACATCACGTTAAAGGTGTAGAAGTAGATATAGCTTTACCAAGAAACATTGGTGAAATAAAGCTAATGCATAAGATGTACGAAATAGCAGTAGCTTATTTGAAAAGTTAAATGTTTGTTAAAATGTAATTTATATAAATAACTTGTTTACATTTGTTGAAACAAAAACAAATAACAAATGAGAACATACAGAATTAGCTACTACGCAGAACACAAAGATGAATGCTTTGATTATGAAACAGAAGTTGAAGCTACAGGCATTTACGATGCGCTTGTAACGTTTAATTCTAAAACAATATGCAAACGTATATACAAAGTAGAAGAACTGCCTACAATGACATTAGAACGCAGAATAGAATTAAAAGTAAATGAAGGAAACGATGTATGGATTCCTTACGCACAAATATCACAATCACTTCGGGATTTTTGGATAGAGTATTTTAAGAAATAGCTAAGCTGTGTAAAGCGGCAGAACTGATAATCTGTTAGAAGCTAAAATTGGTTGGTTAAATAGTTGGAATTAGGGTAGCAGAAATGTTACCCTTTTTCTATTTAAATAGCTTTGCTATTTTGTTTAATACAATTTGCACTAAAAGTTATTATTAAATAAAAAACTTTATGAAGTTAGAAATATCTATACCTACATCTTTAAAAGAAATAACATTAGAGCAGTACCAAAGATTTACACGTATAGCTAACGATAATCCTGAAGGTGAGTTTCTGCAGCACAAGATGATAGAAATATTTTGCAACGTATCATTAAAGGAAATATCACTAATGAAGTTAAAGGATATTAACGCTATAACAAACAAGTTAGGCGAAATGTTCAATAACAATTACCCATTAATTCAAACATTTAAACACAAAGGTTTAGAGTTTGGTTTTATTCCTAATTTAGATGAAATAAGTTTAGGTGAATATACCGATTTAGAAACATATATTTCTGATTGGGATAATATGAATAAAGCAATGGCAGTTTTATATAGACCGGTAATAAACAAGCTAAACAAGAAATACCTAATAGAAGAATATAAAGGTTCAGCAGAATATGCAGAAGCAATGTTGCAAATGCCGTTAGATGTAGCTTTAGGTGCTATGGTTTTTTTTTATCATTTAGGCAACGCATTACTGAACTCTACCCTGAATTATTTGGAGACGGACAAGCAGCTGATGGATTTGATAGACAAGCACAGTTTGGAAAAAAGTGGGGATGGTATAGTTCCTACTATGGCCTTGCTCAGGGAGATGTTAGAAGATTTGATGAAGTTTCCCAATTACGGCTTACAACTTGCTTAACATTTTTAACATTCGAGAAAGAAAAGAACGAAATAGAAATACAACAAATTAGAAAGTAATGAACCAATATTATAAAGTAACCGAAGTATTAAGGGATTCACTCTACGAAGATGGAATAGTTAACAATGTAACTACCGGTGATATCTTCAATGTAGATTTAAACAAAACTACTATATTCCCTTTGTCGCATATTATTGTAAACAACGTAACAGAATCTGAATCAGGAAACACAAATATATTTAATGTTTCTATTTTGCTTATGGATGTATGCGATATATCTAAAGCTAATTCAACTGATATTTGGTTAGACAATGATAACGAGCAGGATATATTCAACACTCAGTTAGAAGTAGGTAAACGATTAATAGCAAGTTTACGCAGGGGTAATTTATACGATATGGGTTACAGGTTAAATGGCAGCGTTAGTTTTGAGGCATTTGCTGATAGGTTTGAAAACAAGTTAGTAGGATGGACAATTACATTAAATGTAGAAACTGCAAATAACACTACTATCTGTTAATGGCATACAATCTATTACATACACAAAAGACATTAGAGAAGTTTAGAGACTACGTAATACAACAAAGTAGAACTAACTTAACTAAAGGTGAAAAGAACGTTACAAGCAATTTATATAGCCAATTAAAGGGCGAAGTAAAAGCAATGCCTAATTCAATAGGTGTATATTTTGAAATGCCACAATACGGGCAATTTCAAGACAAAGGGGTAAAGGGTAAATTCAGTTCTTTAAAAGCACCTAATTCACCATTTAAGTTTGGTTCAGGCACAGGTAAAAAAGGTGGATTAACTGAGGGAATAAACAAATGGGTTAAAGCACGTAGGATTCAATTTAAAAGAAAAGACGGTAAATTTATGTCTTATGAATCTACTGCATTTTTAATTACACGTAGTGTTTATGCAAAAGGAATACGACCAAGTTTATTTTTTACCAAACCATTTGAAGCAGGATACAAAAAATACATCACAGAAGATTTAATAAAAGGATTTGCACTCGATGTTGAAGATTTAATGAAAACAAGTTTAAAAGACATAAAGAAATGAAAGTAATTAATACACGTTCACCGTATTTTATAGAAGTAGATGAAGCAGGACAAGCAGGCGCACTATTGCGTTTATGGGTATGGAATAAAAATGAAACACAACCTACTTTACCTACATACACTATAGAAAAGAAAATACCGTCTGTAGATTCTCCTGCAATTGTATTTAATATATCACCTTACATAGCTGAGCAAATAGAAACTATTTATGCTTATGTAGAAACATACCCAAAAGAAGATTTTGATGAAATGTGGGTTTATGTATATGCTGAATGGTATTACAACACAGAAGAAGTTAAAGATTGGGAATTAGTTAGAAGTATTTACTACGTAGGCACACAATCGTTTACAAGCTATTTAGGTGGCGCTAATCAAACGCAAAACAATAAGGTGGAGTATTTAACTAACCACAATATTATTCAGTATTACAACGAAGCTTCTACACAATCACAATTGCCTTACTTTAATGTGCTAATAGAACACGATGGAACTGCATTAACAGAAGTAAAATGGACAAATAGAAGGGATTTAACTTCTTCTACTTTAGAAATACTAACTTCAGATGATGATGCAGGAACTTATATGTTTAAAATACCTGCAAAGAATGTAGAATTAGCAAACCATAACTTCGGAAACGATGTAATTATAGAAACTGAATTAATGGAAACTATATTACCTACAGTTACTTTTTTACCGGTATGCGAAAGTAAATACACGCCTGTAGTTTGTACGTTTATTAATCGTTATGGTGGTTGGCAGTTTCTTACATTTTGGAAGGCACAAACAAACAATGTAGAAGTAAAGAATAGTGAATTTAGATTATTACCTGATAATTGGGATTACAATCCGTTAAGAAATCAAACGCAGCAGTTTAATTTTGTAGGTACACAATCAGTAAAACTAAATACAGGTTGGGTAGATGAAAACTATTCTGAATTAATGTTTGATTTAATGGCTTCAGAAACTATTTTATTAGATAACAAACCTGCAAATATTAAAACTAAATCTATGCCAATTAAAACAGGTTTAATGGATAAGATGATTAATTACGAAGTAGAGTTTGAATATAGTTACAACTTAATAAACGATGTAGTATAATGCAAACAGTACAAATATACATTTACGTAGATGGTGTAATTAATCGTATTGAATTATTCAAGGATGAAAAGATTAGTGTAACTTCTTCTATTCAGAACTTTAATGATTTAGGTAAGCTGTTTACAGACTATTCACAATCGTTTACTATTCCTGCAAGTAAGCATAACAACGCTATTTTCAAACATTGGTATGAATCAGCAGTAGGTGAAACAGATTTAGATTCACCACAAAACGTAGATGGTGCATTCGACCATAGAATAAAGTATTACGGCTATATTGAAATAGATACTATTCCTTTTCGTGATGGTAAATTTACAATGCAACAAGCGAATAAAAAGAATGGGTTTATAGAATCTTATACAATAAACTTCGTAGGTAATTTAGTTCAGCTAAAAGACAAATTTAAAGAAGATAAATTAAATAGTTTAACAAATGTAAATGTTACTCCTAATGTAAGTTATTATGATGAATTGAATTTTGAGTATAACTATACAGAAGTAATAGCAAGGGTTTATGATGGTGGATATACCGATGTTTTATTTCCTTTAATTGGCAATAATAGAAGATATGAATTTAATACTGCTTCGGCTTCTGATGTTACAACTACAGCAGGAGCAATAGATTATCGTGATTTGTTTCCCGCTATTCCTGTTTCTAAAATATTTGAATATATACAGGGTGCTTATGGATTAGAATTTACAGGTGAATTTTTAAATAGTCAAACATTTAGTAAATTATATTTACATTGTAAAAATGCAGAGGAAATGCAGGTTCAGGGTGAACAACTACAGGTTAATTTTTCAGGAGATGATACTTTAAATGTTAGGTATCAAACGACAACAATGGCAAATGGAGTTCCACCTACATATATTACTACATTTCCCGCTGCAAGTTTTTATTATTTAAAAATATACACATCTTCTACAAATTATAATGTTCACATTTATAATAATGGTGAATTATATGTAAATTATTTAAATCAAAGTGGTGACCAAGAATTTAATTTTTTAACTAAATCTCAATTTTTTCCTGAAGTTTATAATTTTACTTTTTTTGTTAGTTCAAGTGATGCACCTGTTACTTTCACAAGTAGATTAAGGTCTTATTTTGTTTCTTTTTACGAAGGAGATATTTATAGTTCAAATGTTTTTTTATATGGTAGTTCTCAAACTACAATTAGTAATTTAAATATTAGGAATTACGTGCCTGATATTACAGTTACTGATTTTCTAACCGGTTTAGTTAAAATGTTTAATATGGTAATTGTACCAACTGCTGAAACTACATTTGAGTTTTTACCTTTAGAAAAATGGTATCAGGATGGCGAAGTAGTAGACATTACTAAATTTATTCAAGCAAACGAAATAGAAATAGGCAAACCAAAACTATTTAAACGTATTGACTTTAAACACGAAAAATCAGAAAACGTTTTAAACAATGCTTTTAGAAGTCAAAACAATAACCAAGAATATGGTGATTTATTTTTTGAAAATCCTAATTCAGCATTTACAGAAAATTACGAAGTTAAAACACCTTTTGAAGATATAATTTGGGAAAGATATACTGATAGTACATTTTTAACTGCTACTTTTTGGAATAAAGATTTAAATGCTTATACACCTAAACCTGTTTTATTATACGATAATGGAATAGAATTTCCAAAGATAGGTTCAACACTTACAGATATATACTATTCAGATGGAACTGATGAATATAATTTAGACAGATACCGTAGATTTTCAAACGAAATACAATTAGGTGCAACAGATTTATCTTACCTACAGACTTTAAATTGGGGTGTAGAAAATTCAGTATGGAATCTAACATTTGCACCAAATGGATTGTATCAGCAATTTTATAGCCAATACATAAACAACCTATACAATCAGCGTACAAGGGTGCTAAAAGTAAAAGGTAATTTTAATCCTTATTTGCTATCTACGTTAAAGTTAAATGATAGGGTAATAGTTTCTAATAAACGATACATTATAAACACACTCACAACTGATTTAACAACAGGTGAAGTAGAATTAGAACTACTAAACGATTTTAGGGATATAACGCAAGACACGACATATCTACGCTTTTCAAACATACCATTTTTACAAGTAGATAATACTGCGCAAGAAGTTCAATTTATAATTTACAAGAATAACTACGATACGTTTGATGTAAAACTATCTACAGACTTTTTAAGCTATACACTATCTACAGATAACGATGCTGATATATTGTTAGATGTAACTATACCTGCTAACGCTACTGCTGCTGATAGAAGCGATGTAGTTGTATTAGAATACTTTGAAAATGGAGTTGGAACAATCATACAAATACCTGTACTACAATATGCTTAAAAAAATATTTGAACTTCTGCAATGCACAGAGCATTACGGACAAAGCGAATTAATAGAAATTGCTAAAGGCAAATATGAACTGCCTACAACATTTAAAAAAGGATTTACACAACTTAAAAGAGAATTGAAATGGCAGAAAAAATAGAAGTTGATTTAGAAGTAAAAAGTAATTTAGGCCAATCTATTTCTGACTTAAAAGACTTAAAAAGACAGTTAAAAGAAACTGCTGCAGGTTCAGAAGATTTTAAAAGAATCTATGGCCAAATAGATGATTTAGAAGATAAAATTAAATCGAGTAAAGCAGCTTCTTCTGATTGGATTGATAGTTTAGAAAGTGCAGGTGGGCCTTTAGGTGCATTAGGTTCTTCTTTAAACAAAGCTAAAGTAGCTACACAGTCTTTTGGCGGTGCATTAAAAGCTACCGGTATAGGTTTAATTGTTTCACTTGTTGCAGGATTAGTAGCAGCATTTAACGATAATGAAGTAGCAATGAAAAAACTGCAGCCGTTATTAAATGGTATGCAGAAGATATTTCAAGGCATATTTCGTGCAGTTGAACCATTGTTTAACATATTAGTAGATTTAGCTTTACAGGCATTGCCTTACGTTTCTGATGCGTTTAATGTAGTTTATTCAAGTGTAACGGCAGTATTTCAATCTTTAGGTTATTTAGGTGGTGCAGTTAAAAAACTTATTTCAGGTGATTTTAGTGGTGCTTGGGAAGATGCAAAAAAATCAGTTACAAGTTTTAGTAAAAATTATGATGATGCTTCTAAAAGATTTATCACCGGTACAAAAGAAATGACTGATGCCGAACGTGAAGCAGCAGAAAAACAAAAAGAACTATTAGAAAAACAAGCTGAAGCAAGAAGAAAAGCAGCAGAAAAATTAGCAGAACAACGTAGAAAGGATTTAGAAGATTTAAAAGCAGCATTAAAAGCGCAAAAAGATGCTACACAAACAACTTATAACGAAGTAACACAAGCTATAGGTGATGCACAAGATAAACAATCTGAATTTTTAATGACTGCTACAGAAGCAGAAATAAGAAACGTAAATGATAAGTATTTTAGGTTAATAGAATTAGCTAAACAACAAAATAGAACCAAAGAAGAAATTGATGCTTTAGAAATAGCACGTGATAACGAAGTAAACGATATAAAAATAAAGAACCAAGAAGATGTAAATAAAAAAATTATAGACCAAGAAAAAGCGGTAGCTGCTGCTAAAAAAGAAATCCAAGATGCTTCTTTTTCTGTAGTTGAAGGTGGTATTAGTTTATTAAAAGGATTATTCGACAAAAATAAAGATATACAAAAAGGATTATTAGTAGCTGAAAGTGCAGTAGGTATTGCAAGAATTATTACTAATACAATGTCAGCTAATGCAGCAGATACATTTACTGCTTCGCAATTAGGGCCTATTGCAGGACCATTATATTTAGGGCCTAAATTAGCTTTAAATAAAGTTGGTGCAGGAATTGGTATTGCTGCTAATATACTTGCTACATCAAAAGCATTAAGTGCATTAGGTGGTGGTGGTGCTGCAGGTGGTGGTAATGCACCAAGTGGACAGGCAGGCGGTGGAAATGCGCCACAATTTAACGTAGTAGGTGCAACAGGTGTTAATCAATTAGCAGGTGCTATAGCAGGTAAAGAACAACAACCTGTACAAGCTTACGTAGTAGCTAATAATGTAACTACTGCACAAAGTTTAGATAGAAATATAATACGTTCAGCTACATTAGGATAAATAAAACAAAATGGTTATAAATTAATTTTAAAATAAAAAGAATATGCGAATTGTAGAATTAATATTAGATGATGATAAAGCTACCGGTGTAGAAGCAATTTCAATCGTAGAAAATCCTGCTATCGAAGAAAACTTTGTAGCACTAAATAAAGAAATAGAAATCAAACTTGCTGAAGTAGATTCTGATAAACGTATTTTAATGGGTGCTGCATTAATACCTAATAAAAACATTTACAGAAGAAGTGGTGATGATGAATACTATATTTTCTTTTCAAAAGATACGGTTAAAAAAGCAAGTGAATTGTATTTAATGAATGGGTTTCAAAACAACGCTACATTAGAACACAATACTAAACTAAAAGATTTATCAGTAGTTGAATCTTGGATTGTAGAAAGTGAAGTAGATAAATCACGCAACTATGGTTTAGAAATGCCTATTGGTACTTGGATGGTTTCTATGAAAGTAAACAATGAAGATATTTGGCAGGAGTTTGTTAAAACTAAAAAAGTAAAAGGATTCAGCATTGAAGGATATTTTTCGGACAAAGTAGAAATGAATTTTCAAAAAGCTAAAGATGATGAATTAATTGAAAAAATTAAACAACTACTAAAAAATGAATAACGAAATTAAAACAACATCGCCAAAGGGTGGTAAACGTGGGTGCTTGTGTAAAGATAACACGTACAATTCTAAATGCTGCAATGGTAAACTACGTGAGCAAGGAATAGGTAGTTTAGTAGGTCAAGGTAACGAACCTGTTAATTTATAACAATTTAAAACAACAATTATTAATATTAAAAATTTTATTATGACTACTGAAAAATTAGTAAATAACACTTTGTTTGGAAAAACAGAATTAGCAAGTGTGAAAGTTGAGTTAGGAACAATAGATGACGCTAAAAAAGGAATGGATATTGTTTTAAAAGCATTTAACAATCCTATTTGGAATGATTTAGAAAGATTACCAAATCAAGTTGCACAAATAGTATCTTCAGCTAAATCAATATTACAAGAAGCAAGTAAAGGGCAAGCTATTGCAATAGAAAACGCAAGAAAAGCATCTGTAATGGCAAAGGAATTAGGAGTACCTAACCCAAAAGAAATTGATGATATATTTAAAAATAATGATTACGATACTTTATTAAACGCGTTTAGTGATGATGTTAATAAAATAATTGCAAGTGCAAAAAAATAATTTTAAATAAGTAAATATGAATGTAATTAATGAAATCAAAACGCTTTTGGGTATGGAAGTAAAACTTGCCCAAATGAAACTTGAAGATGGTGTTACAGTTATCGAAGCGGAAGCATTCGAGCCTGAAGCTGCCGTATTCATCGTAAATGGTGAAGATAGAATTGCAATGCCTGTAGGAGAATACAAACTTGAAGACGGAAGCGTATTGAAAGTTGAAGTAGAAGGTATTATTGCTGCTATTGAAATGCCTGAAGAAGAAATGCCTGAGGCAGAAACTGAAGCACCGGAAGTAGAAGTAGAGGTTGAAGCACAAGCAGCTGCTCCTAAACGTGTAGTGGAATCAATTACTAAAGAAATGTTTTTTAGTGAAATTGAAAAACTACGTGCAGAAATTGCTGAATTAAAATCAGTAAAAGAAGAAGTACAATTAAGTGCTGATGTTGATGTACAACCATTAACACACTCACCTGAAATTACTTCAAATGTAAAATTAAATAAAATTTCATCTAATAGACAAATGTCTACACAAGATGTTGTAATGTCTAAACTTTTTAACTAAATAAAAAATGGCTACTACTACTTCAATCACTTCGACCTATGCAGGCGAATTTGCAGGGAAATATATTTCTGCTGCATTATTATCAGGTTCTACTATTGCAAATGGTGGAATCGAGGTTTTACCAAACGTAAAGTACAAACAAGTAATTCAAAAAGTTGCTACAGATGGTATTGTAAAAAATGCTACTTGTGATTTTGATGCTACTTCTACAGTTACTTTAACTGAAAGAATTATTACACCTGAAGAATTTCAAGTAAATTTACAATTGTGTAAAAAAGACTTCCACAACACTTGGGAAGCGATTACAATGGGTTATTCTGCTTTTGATAACTTGCCACCTTCGTTTGCTGATTTCTTAATTGCTCACGTAGCTGCTAAAGTTGCTGAAAAAACAGAACAAAACATTTGGAAAGGTGCTACTGCTACTGCCGGTGAATTTGATGGATTAGTTACTTTGGCTACTGCTGATGCTACTGTTATCGATGTAGCTTCACCTGCTTCAGGTGGTATTACTGCTGCTAACGTAATTGCTGAACTTGGAAAAGTTGTAGATGCTATTCCTGCTACATTGTACGGAAAAGAAGATTTGTACTTATACGTTTCACAATCTGTAGCACGTGCTTATGTTAGAGCATTGGGTGGATTTGGAGCTTCAGGTTTAGGTGCTAATGGTACTAACTCTATGGGTACACAATGGTGGAACAACGGAAGTTTGTCTTTTGATGGTGTAAAAATCTTCGTAGCAAACGGAATGGCTGATGATTACGTAATGGCTGCACAAAAATCTAACTTATATTTCGGAACAGGTTTGTTATCAGACCAAAATGAAGTACAAGTAATTGATTTAGCAGGAATTGACGGAAGTCAGAATGTCAGAGTGGTAATGCGTTTTTCGGCTGCTGTTCAATACGGAATTGGTAGTGAAATTGTATTATACACTCCTGCTGCATAATCATAATAAATAAACAAGAAAAGGGTGGTGGAATAAACGCCACCTTTTTTTTTATTAATACTTAAAAAATATATAACTATGGCTTGTGATATTACACTTGGTAGATTAGAACCCTGTAAAGATGCAGTAGGTGGATTAAAGGCTGCTTATTTCGTGAATTGGGGTGATGCTACAGGATATACTTATAACGCAACGAATACAGATGTAATCGATACTGTTACAGGTACACCTACTGCATACAAATACGAATTGAAAGGAACAAATAGTTTTGACCAAACTATTACTTCTTCACGTGAAAATGGAACTACATTCTTTGACCAAAGTTTAAAACTTCAGTTGAAAAATATGACTGCTGCTTCACACAAACAAATTAAACTTTTAGCTTATGGTAGACCACAAGTAATTGTAGAAGATAACAACGGAAACTTCTTTTATTGTGGTTTAGAACACGGAATGGATGTTACAGGTGGAACTATTGTTACCGGTACTGCTATGGGTGATTTATCAGGATACACATTAGAATTAAAAGGAATGGAACGTGTACCTGCTAACTTCTTAGGTGATACTTTAGCTGATGTAGGATTTACTGTAGTTTCAGGAACTTAATTTTTAAAAAAAAACGAAATTATGACTACTGAACAATTAGTATTTAATCAGTTGTTTAAAACAGAATTAGCTTCGCAAAAAGTTGAATTAGCTTCTATTAAAGAATTACAAAAAGTTATTTCTGATATAAAAAATTCTTTTTCTGCTATTGAAAAAATAGGAAGTCAATTAGGTAATGAACTTACACAAGCACAAAAAACTAAAAATGCTTTAGGCGATAGTGTTCAAAGTGTTTCTTCTTTGGGAACTTTTGCAAATAATCAAATAAATGATTTTTTAACTAAGGCAAAAGATTTAGGTGTTGATGTATCAAATATAAAAGAATTAAACGAAATTGATTCATTACAAAAAACCATTAAAGATTATAAAACTTTTTATAATGGCTTAGGTAAAATACCAACTGTTTAATTTATTATTTGAATTTAATTAAGGGTGGCTATATGTCACCCTTTTTTATTTTAAAACAATTTAGACTTTTATTTATTATTTAATAAAAAATAGAATGATAGTTTTAAAGGATTCTACATACTCACAAAATTTCAAGTTTATGCCACGTAGTTGTAATATTACTTCTATGGT